AGTGGTAAAAATATTACTATTTTGGAAATGGCTTGGGCCAAACTAATGTTTTACTTCTTAACACATCTAAAGGTATTTTTGATGCATCAGCAGTTCGCTTGGCAAATGCTAAATTTCTAAATTTATCATCTAATGGTGTCTTCCCTTGGCTAAGTAAAAATTCTTTTGCCTTTTCATTATCCATCCTATTTTCGTAGACATAAGCTTCCTTAGGTATTCCTTCTCGGGGTGGAGTATCCTTATCTAAATTTGAACAAAAATCAACTCCCGCTTCACAATAACCTAATGCTGGATGTTCTGCCAATATTTCACATTCCCTATCTGTCACATAACGAAGACATGAAGGTCTGTCTCCTTCAGGTAAAGTGCAAAATTCTTCCGGTCTAAATTCTTTTCTCTCTATATCAGGAGTCTCTGGTATTTTACTTAAATAAGTAATACGAAATTCTTTTGGTAGCACTTGTTTCATATAATCTAATACTACCTCGGTCTCATAATAATATCTTGTTTCATCAATTAATTTTTTAGAGGGATCCGTTTTACTTGTTTCGCGATAAGATATAGTTGGATATAAAAGTTTTAACATATGTATAAAAAACAGAGAACTAACACATGAATAGGTTACCACATTTCCTCTTCTAAAAAGTTCCCCAGAAGCTATCACTTGGGATGTTTCATCAATACCCAACAACAAACACATATGCTTTGTTCCTATTTCGGGCGTTTGAAAAGGAGTTAATGCAATTTTAGGTTTTCCACCTCCTGCCATATCACGAAAAATAATAAATTGATATAAAAGATTTTCTTCAATTGTGCTATGAAATTTAATTAAGTCACACGATGCGATTTCATTTCTATCTTCACTATCTTCTACCACCATAACACTTCCATCTCTATACTTAAGACAGCTAATTTTACGCCAGCTGCCAATTTTGTCTAAAAGTTCCTTTGCTGTAGGAAATACAGGATCAGGTATTCCTTCTGGTCGAACTCCACCTTTTTTAATTCTATTATGGCTTTTTCTAGTAACTTTATTTTTTTTTCTTTTTTGTTTTCTTGTGTGATTAATATTTTTCTTACCCATTTATATATATATTATATGAGTAAAAAAACACAAAAGCTACTTCCTAAATTGAAAAAGATTGATTATGCTGGTAAAAAATATCATTACAAGCTAGCTCAAACAGCCCGTAGACGGAGAATGGCAATTAATGAAGGTATCCAATTTGAAAACGATAAAATGGGGAAAACAAAACGTGAGGCAGCAACTGCTAAAAAAGGACGCCTAAATATTTTACGTATTTATCGACGTAATAAAAATGTAAAGGATTGCAATAAAATTACACGTGATATGAGGTATATTGATGAAAAATACAAATTGGGAAAAACAAAAAATATTTGTGGAAAAACGCGCAAAGGCTCCAAAAAGTGATTCAAACAAATTCATATTTTTTCTACTTTATCAGCTACACATTTCATAGCTTCTATTTTTTCTGAAACATTTGATAAATGTTTTTCTCGATAATTAAATGAACACTCATGTTTTTCAGGAAGCCTATGTAAACTACAAAATTCTAACCCACATTTACAGGGTGATCCTTGCATAACTAAAGGTATTTTTTTATTACAAACTGCACAACGGGGTTTTTTATTTGCTTTGACTGAACTTGTCATAAATTAATTAATTATACTAATGTAACATTTAAATTAGCATAATTTTAGATCAATTTAATTTCTTAATGTGTATCCTCTGAGGAAGTATTAGATTTGTTTGGCACAACATTTTCATTCTCAAATAATTCATTTCGGATATCAGCAACAGAAGTTGCGTCACCATCTGCCGCATTTCGTATATCATAAAGATTACCATTTTCATCAATATTTTGAGATAATTTATTACCACTTTCCTTTGCAATTTTAACATTTTCTTTGATGGCCGATTCTTTTGCTTCTCGCACCCTCTTTTCAAATGCTTCTTTGTCGCGTTTTTCATTCTTTGCTTTCTCATGCATTAGCTGATTAAGTTCATCCTCCAAATATTCAACACGTCCAGTTTTGTATGCTTCAGGTTCCCATGGCATCCACAAACCAACCGGTCCTACATAAACATCATGATGAGGATCCAACTCACGTAACATTTTACATCGCAATTCAGCTTCCTCTTGTGTAGGGAAAACTCCACGAATTTTAACTGAACGAACAGATGTTTGGAAATTGTGTTCTTTACTAAACGCACTTTCAAGCGCTTCCTCGCTATTATCTACAAATGTTTTGAAGTCATCAGTAATATTCGAACTTCTCAGATTATCCTTTTCCTCTGTAACAAACTCATCAAGATCAGAACTTAAGGCATCAAATGACAAATTATACTTATAAGAAAGAAAACTCATAAATTGGCGATACTTTTCAACTGTTTTACTAAATTCCCACTCCTTTAGGAATTTTTCAAAATAAAAGACATGTTTATCCTTTAGGATCTTTTCTGGAGAGACAAAAGAAACACAAACAAATTTTTGGTTGGCAATTGGCTTATCTTCCTCCAACAAATCAACATATTTAGGATTTTCTTTGCCATCGGGCGTCATTCGGGGTTCATAAGGGAGATCCGACATTCTTAATACTATCTTTTAAATTAATGATTTTAAGTATATTTTTTTTCTAATTCTTTATTATAAAGAGAATGCTTACGGATATGCTTGATCTCAGAGAACTACTTAAGCGCGCTGTCAAATACCTTGTTGAGGGTCTTATGGTCGCTTTGGCTGCCTATGCCATCCCAAAACGCTCACTCAACCTCGATGAAGTAGCTTTGATTGCTCTTACTGCCGCCGCCACTTTCTCCATCCTTGATACTTATGTGCCATCTATGGGAGCTCAGGCCCGCTCTGGTGCCGGCTTCGGTATCGGTGCCAACCTTGTTGGATTCCCACGCATGTAAATTAATTTTTAGAAACAAAAAAAACTTTTTTTAAAAAATTGAAAGTTAATAATTTTCAATTTTTTAGTCAAAAATGGGTGACTCTTTAATCACAGTAAATAACTATATTGAATTACCAAACTCTGGTAACTCTTATGGAATTGGTATTGGAATCATAGAAGGTACAAATGATCTTTATATAGAAAGATTTAAAAGGACATTTAATGAAAATTTAACAATTAAAGCTTTTACTTGCTACGGAGGAGCTAAAGACTTTAATAATTTAAAAATTGCAACCACAATAAGAAAATATTATTTAGAAAAATTGCAAAAAGGCTATAAACAAAATGCACTTTTAAGACAAAAACTTGAATTACTTGTTTTTGATATGCCTTTAATTACAGGTATAAAAACAAAAATGATTGAATTGTAGATAAATTAATACTTAATTATTTTTTTTCCGTGATTTGTTTCTTTTTCTTTTGTTTTTTTTTCTTGTTATTTTTCGTGTTTTTCTATTTTTTTTTTTCCGTTTTCTTCCTCCACCATAACCAACTACACCACCACTTCCCTGAGTTTCTATCTCTGGCTCTTGATCCAATTCTTCTTCAATTTCCTCAGCTTCATCTGGATTAGTATACTTGATTGCTTCATCATCAGAAATAGTATTGTTAATTTTTCCTATTTGGTCCGTTTTAAATCTGGTAAGTAAGTTAGCTGCATGTTCTTCAGCAGAACCAGAACCAGATTTTCTCTGAAACTCATTTACTGCTTTTTGTTTATCAGTATCTATTTCTTTAATTAATTTTTTTGCGTCTGTATTAACATATGTAGATTTGTGGTTCCAAACATTCATGGGCAACTCACTTAAAGATTGCAAAATATTTATTCTTCCTCGAATAAATTCAAGTAATTTTTTAATATTTATGTCTCTCTCTTCTGTTGAAGATACACAAGAAAGAATTCCATTTAATAAATTATTATACAATTCTAATTCTAATCTTTCTAAAAAGATTGCCTCTTTTTGTAAAGAACTAGTATTTCTTAATCTCAAATTTTCACCTAAACCAACTTTTTGTTGCCTATTTAGATCAACTAAAGTTTCTCTTTCAAAAATACCATCATTATTTATGACATTTAAAATTAAAGGCATAACTTTATAACTTTCTTTCTGCAAATAATTGCAAAAATGTAAGCTTATCGTAGAGGGAGTAAATGAAGTAACAGTTACTTCTGGATTTAATAAGCAATTTAAAAAAGGAAATAAAAAAGAAGCTCTTAACCCTCTATTTCCATAAAGATTAATAAGTGGTTGTAATAGAGGACTTTTTTCATTACATGAAATAGCTAAATTAGTTTCTTTTTTCATATTTTCCATATAAGCTTCTGTCAATTCTCTAGCTTTTTCATTTGATAACATCCCTTCTGTATGTTCTGTTGAGGCATAAGATAAAGTGGGAGTTGCAGCTTCGGGATCTTTAAATTTTAATCCTTGAATAAGTATTTTTCTTAATGGATTACTTACTGTATGAACTAAACTTTCTATATGTTGAGCTAAATTTGCCATGACAGCAAAGGTTTCTAGTCTGTTTGTTGCACCTAACATATCTTTATATGCTCCAATTAAAGGTCCCATAGTTGCAATTATTATTGAAGTCTGATTTTTTATAAATAAATCTCTTGTTTTAAACTTCATATCTGATGTAAAACCAGTATGGGATCGTTCATAGCCAACATATGAAGCTTCTCCTCTGAATTTAGTTTGATATCTTTGAATAGTTGGCACAGAATCCCATATTTTTCTTAAAAAAGAATTTATAATATCAATATCTGGATTACCTTCTCTATCAAAAAAAAGTATAGAGCTTTTAAGATGATTACAAAAATGATGAGAGTATCTGTATTCATGGTCAAGTAATTCTGGTCTTACTGCGGGACCTTGCGAAGAATATAGACCTCCTAATATCCACCATGCTGCTAAAATTGGAACTATGTGTTCGCACTCAGAATTTAATTCTCTAAAGTTTTTTTTATTAGTAACATATGTTGGTTTTCCACCCTTTTTTATTACAACGGAAGAACCATTTAATTTCCTGTCATTTCGACCAGCTACTTTGCAAACATCTGGTTTAAACATAGGCATTCCCGAGTCTTGTAAAAAAATAGGAGCACCACATAACCAACAGGTTGAGCAAGTTTGTAATGGTCCTATCGTATTATTACACTGAGTTGTTGGATCGTGTATTTCTAATATATCTCTAACAGTCTTATAACGCTTTATTGGAGTATTTGCAGGATAATTTTTGGGATTTTTCATCTCCATCACAACACCTGGATACATAGCTGTTACCAAAGTTGTCGGAGTAAAATTATGTAATTCTAAAATAGTTGACATTTACTAAATATTAATATATATTTAGTAAATAATATTTTTTTAACAAGGTATATTATTTTATATAGGCTCCTGTATAATTACAACCTCCTTGTCTAACTTTGTAAAGCTGTGAGACCGAATACCCTAAATTTTTTAACCTTTCCTTCATAATAGTTACATAATATTCCGCATATTCCTCTTTATTAATTCGTGTAAATAACCACAATCCTGACCCATTTATACCATCAAGTGATGTCGAACAGTTGCCATCTGGATACACAACCGTTGGTGGACCTCCTGAAACTATAGCCCAAGAATAATTATATGGGTATGGACCCGCATCAATAACCCAATAAGGACCAGCAAATAAATTAGGAAGCCAACATGGACCATTTAAAATTTGTGACGGAAACGAAGCGTTTACTTGACGGGCACATAGAGTAAAATTATTTTTATTTAAAGGATCTCCATTAACTTGATCTGCATTTGCATAGTTATAAACAGAAAGAACAGGACCATTAAAAAATGGAACGTGATGGGCACTTTTATTCAAAGTTTGGGTTACACAGTTTAACGTATTATTTGTTTGATAACCATTAATTTGTTGCTCTTGAACATACCATGTGGATCTAATATATTCTGTAGTATTAAAATTTGACATAGGTGAAATATCCGGACACAAACCTGTGTATAAAGATGTTAGAATCAAGAAAGAAAACATATTTTATTCTTTCAACATTTATTTTTTAAATCATTACTGAGTAAAATTTAAAAAACTAATCAGTATAGTTAGTATATAACTAAAAAATGTATGTTAATGAAAAAAAAGAACATGACTTCAAGAAACCCATGCTACTCGATTACTGGATGAAAACCCATATTAAAGAAACTATTACACATGACAATTCGGTTCCCCAAAAAAATTACAATAAAATTAATAATTACAGTAAAATTAATTCCAACACCGCCTCAAAACTGAAGAAATAAATGGGTTTTTTATTTAAATGGATCTACATAATGAAGTCGCGGTTCTTGAAAGAATGTATGTATATGACTTTCCATACGTGGTCCATATCTTTCATGGTTAAGCTATAATTATTTACTATGAAAATATTCATTCAATTTTCTCTCAGCTCCTTATAATATTTTCGGTATTTTTTTTTACATCGCGTATATTTTGTTTTATCATAATCATTGTTCAAACACATAAATCCCGAGTATTCGTAGATTTTTCCACATACCCGGTAATCTAAATGAAATGAATCATTGAACGCTCCACAATATTTACACTCAAAATAAGGACCAGGACCACTATCGTCGTCAAAATAATGAGCCTGTTTTTTATCACACCACCAACATTCAACTAATGCATAATCACCAAATCTAATAGGAGTATTGATTTCATTATTATAATTACGTTTCTTTGATTCTTGATAAAGGAGATACACCCTATCATTTGGAAACTTGAGAATGGTTTTTATGTAATCTTTTTCTCGACCGCGCAATAATAAATGATTTGAACTCATATACTATTTATAAAAAAAATAATTTTATATTTCATTTCTGATACATTTAACATGGACGGTTTGTTTGGAGCCACTGTTCCCACCATGTTCGCTGATTTGATTTTTCTCCCCACTGATTAATGTTATAGAAATTGCTGTGTCCGACTACCCGACCTGCTGAGTCAAACTGAGGAATTCTAAGACTCATTGCACCTGCTCCTTTTCTTTTAGCTGTAGCTGAAATATGATATGTTTTATCATCTGGTCGTTGCGTCCCTCCCACATGCACCCATTCGATCCGAATAGGATCACCCGGAACACAATTCCATTGCTCCATAGGAACCAGAGTAAACCAAACTCGACATATGTAAGCTTGGTTATGAGGATCGGCTCCAATAACCTTATACATTTCTGAAATAGGACAGGCCTTCTTTTGCATCAAATTCATTAGTTGGTCATATAGTTTATTTTTAACTGCCTCATATTCATTTTTTTCTGCAACACTCATAGTCTGGTATTCACTATTAAATGTGGCAATCTTGTTATGATGTTCAATTGGAGAATAATCTTTAAGGGCTACCTGCGTCTTCATGCGCTCAAGTTCGGCTTCCATTTCCTTTTGAATTTTAACTGCTATTGATTGACGCTTTTCAACATAGCCATTTTCTATTTGTTCAACTTCGTTAGTGGCACTTGTAATCGCTTCTGAGAGTTGACTAAACATAATCCTATGAAAGTGTGGATATTTTCTTTCACTTTAAAATAGATCAATTTTGAAGCGTAACTATTCTAGGCAAATAATGTTCCTATATCGTTGCAATAAATTTCCAATTTAGCTCCTTACATATTTTTTTCCATATTTCATCTTGTTCGATACGCTTCTCTCTATCTTTCAACATAGGAAAATATGGTAAAAATTGATGTTGTCCTAACATTTCACATAACTTATAAATTGTATAGTAATAATTTAAAAAATTTACTCTGTTGTTTGGACAAACCCTTGAATAGGGTCGTTGTATCTCAAGAAAAAGAGTACACAATTTATCTTCCAAATCAGGCGTCATAACTGGAGGTTTAATTCCTAGTCTGTCTTTAATAAACGGTATATGCTCATAATATTTATTTAATCCTAATTTTTTCAATATGTTTTTAGTTTTTGCATTTGTAAGCTGAGATATTTCAATTCTTTCTTTTGTAATTTGAATTTTAATCCTGTCTATAATCTCATCCGAAATTTGGGTTGTTTCTTTAGCTTGAAATTGTGCCAATATCTCTCTAAAATGATTAATTCTTTTATACGCATAAAAACTAACTTCTTGAGGCGGTTCTTTATAAGAAGGTTTTTCCTTTTGAAATATAAATTGAGTATTGCGATAACATTTATTACATACCATAATCCCTTCATATTCAATTGGAATTAACTCACCTTCACCACAGTGTTCACAAATTTCATTATTATAGTAGTAAGCATCAATATTTAGATATTGTGGATCAATACTTTTAAAATAAGTGCTTACAGTTTCATTATGTTTTTGCAGCACCTCTTTATTTTTTTCTTTATTAACCCCAAAAAAATTCTCCAACAATTTAGGTTTTGTATTATTGGATGAAATATCTTTTTTATTTTCAAAATAATCAAAAATATATTTTGAATTATCAAGCAAATATTTTTTCTTCTGATTTCTAAGTTTTTGAATTTGATTTTTAATTAAGAGAGAACATTCGCCGTTAGCTTCAAGTTCCCGACATTTATCTTCTAATTCGGGAATTACTATGGTTTCGTTATGATGAAAGGTCTTCATTTTTTCTTCATGGGTTTTATCTAAGGTTATAATTGGCGAGGCATCTATTTTTTTATTAGGTTTTGGTTTGAACGCCATAAGACGAAATAGTTTATAAGATATATCCTAATATTTTTCTTATACTATTTTTAATAAGATGGATAATATAACTGAATTTGATTTCTCAGAAAAAGTTGACGTTATTAAATTACATAAAATGGCTTTTATCTATAATGCATTAGAAAATGGATGGAAAGTTAAAAAAAACGGAGATTGTTATATTTTTACTAAAAATCATGGAGGAAAAAAGGAAGTTTTTTTGGACTCCTATTTAAAAAAATTTATAAAAATGAATTTAGATCTGGATAACCTACAAGAATGAAGGTAATTTTATCTAACAAAAATATACCAATTTTTTGTTAGATGAGTTTTAATTATTTATAAATCCGTAAAATTTTTTTCTTTAGGGATATTATAATACTATGGGAGGAGGATTAATGCAGCTTGTCGCCTATGGCGCTCAGGACGTCTATCTCACTGGAAACCCCCAGATTACTTTCTGGAAGGTTACCTACCGTCGCCACACTAACTTTGCCGTGGAATCAATTGAACAAACTTTCAACGGCCAGGCCGACTTCGGTCGCCGTGTCACTTGCACTATCTCACGTAATGGTGACCTTGCCTACCGCACCTATCTTCAGGTGACTCTTCCAGAGATCAACCAGCAGATGGCTAACGCTAACGCCCCAGTAAGTGAGGGACACGGTGTCTTCGCCCGCTGGCTCGATTTCCCAGGTGAGCAGCTCGTTGCTCAGGTTGAAGTCGAGATTGGTGGTCAGCGCATCGATCGCCAGTATGGTGACTGGATGCACATCTGGAACCAGCTCTGCCTCACCGCCGAACAGGAGCGTGGTTACAAAGCCATGGTCGGTCAGACCACTCAGCTCACTTACATCACTGACCCAGCCTTCGCCAACGTCGATGGCCCATGCTCAACTGATGCCCCACGCCAGGTATGCGCTCCACGCAACGCCTTGCCAGAGACCACTCTCTACGTGCCATTCCAGTTCTGGTATTGCCGTAACCCAGGTCTTGCCCTTCCACTCATCGCCCTTCAATACCACGAAGTCAAGATCAACCTCGACCTTCGCCCAATTGATGAGTGCCTCTGGGCCGTCTCTTCGCTCCACTGCAGCACAGACGGACACCAGGGAGCCGGACAGAAGGTGACTGCCGCCTACGCTCAGTCGCTCGTTGCCGCTTCGCTCTACGTCGACTACGTCTTCCTTGACACCGATGAGCGCCGCCGCATGGCCCAGAACCCACACGAATACCTCATCGAACAGCTTCAGTTCACCGGAGACGAATCTGTCGGTTCATCCTCAAACAAGATCAAGCTCAACTTCAACCACCCTTGCAAGGAACTTATCTGGGTTGTTCAGCCTGACGCCAACGTTGACTACTGTTCATCGCTTGAGTGCGGAACCCCACTCTTCAAGCTCTTCGGTGCTCAGCCATTTAACTACACTGATGCCGTCGATGCTCTTCCAAACGCCGTCCACGCCTTCGGAACCGAAGAATCCATCGCTGGTGGTGCTCCAGGAAGCACCGGTAACACCTCGCAGGCATTCATCACCGTTGATGGTATCTTCGAGCAGGCCGGTGCTCAGCAGGCTAATGTTCAGTCAGGCTGGCCTGAAGCTGACTACTCGCAGCCAAGACTTGGAACTGATGGAACCACTGGTGCCACCGTCTCAGATGCCGGAACCTTCGTTCTTTCGGAAACTGCCCTTGACCTCCACTGCTGGGGTATGAACCCTGTCGTGGTCGCTAAGCTCCAGCTTAACGGTCAGGACCGCTTCTCTGAGCGTGAAGGATCATACTTCGATGTTGTCCAGCCATTCCAACACCACACTCGCACACCAGACACCGGTATCAACGTCTACTCCTTCGCTCTCAAGCCTGAGGAACACCAGCCATCTGGCTCGTGCAACTTCTCGCGCATCGACAACGCTACTCTCCAGCTTGTCCTCTCCAATGCCACCGTTGAAGGAACTAACACCGCTAAGGTCCGTGTCTACGCCACTAACTACAACGTGCTCCGTGTCATGTCGGGTA